ATAAAGAGTTCCCGACTGAGGAGACGATTAAAAACGGCGTGGTGATTTGTCACTACTTATCAGGGGGAGAGGCGCTTAACTTACAGTTTATGCACCTCTGGGTATCACTATCACCGAATTACTCGTACTCTACAAGCGTTCAGGCAAGGGGTAGGGTTCAGCGCATCGGGCAGAAACACCCTGTGTCATATTACTACCTCACATCTAAGGGTACGATTGACGAGGATATTTACAAGATTTTGAAAACTAAGAAAGACTTTAAGGAGGAAAATTGGGTAATATAACAGTCTCTAGTTACTGGCAGAATAAAGGCTTCACTAGTGATGAGCAGGTGGCAAAGCATAAGAAGAACAAACATCTCCATTATGTATTAGCGAGTCAGAGGCGAAAAGGCATTGAGCAGAATAAAGACCAGTACTCTGTACAAATTCGGGAGCTATTATTAAAAGCGATTGGTGACATCGAGTATAAGAATGAGATGGCAGATGAGATTATTAACAACCTATTCGAGCAATTTAGTTTAAGAGAAAGGAGTAAGCCGAGAAGGATTGAAGTCAAAGAGATTAGAGGGGAATAAACAAAAATCAAATAACAGGAGAAAGTCAAAAAGTATGAATTATTACACAACTACTGGTACGACTAGTACGACTAGCACGACCGTGCAGAAAGACAGTCCAGCAGTAACAATCATAGGGATACTTTTCTTGATAGTTGTAGCAGTCATCTGTTCAGTTAAGGGGTTAGACCTAGTATATGACTTAAAAGCAGAAAAATGTGGGGCGGAAAATGTTAAAAAGTTTATCTTTTGGAGCTACTTTGCCAACGTACTCGTAGGTGGATTTTGGGGGATAGTTTCAGGACTTGTCGTTGAGGCTGTCTTCAAAAATAAACTCTGTAGGAATGGAGTTGACTTAAGTCAAGAGACGAATAAATCTTTAACCAAAAAAGCAATACTAGGAATAACTATTGCATTTGGAGCAAAAATTGTATTCGCCATTATGCTTGTGGCGATCGTAAATAATTAAAAAGCTAGAAAATGAGGATTAAGAAAATATCAGGTAATCGACTTGGTGGATTAAAAGCTGCCAAAACTAATAAAGAAAAATATGGGGAAGATTTTTATAAAATCCAAGGAGCTAAGGGTGGAAGCGTATGCTGTGACAAAGGCTTTGCAATAAACCCTGCACTAGCAAGTATCGCAGGCGCAAAAGGCGGAAGAATCTCAAGAAGAGGTCCTGCGAAACCTAAAGTAGTAATATCAACCGATGCTAATCAACATCAATCAACAACAATTAATGTATAATTATAAAAAAAGGAAGAAGATATGGAATTTACAAGAAGTGGAATATTCGGCAGATTAGTCTCTGAAACACAAGATAGAGTGCATCATCTTGCCGTTATAGAATATATTCATAGAAATAAAAATCTTGATAACTTATCAATGGATAAGGCAGTATATGGTTTTGATAACGATTTAAAAGATGATATTAAACAATCAAGCAAAGGTCTCTCTTTAAGAACTACTTATCGCCTTAAACTCGTGGACAGGTACTTTTTTATTATTGATGTAATATTAAGTGTAGTAGGGGTTTCTATGTTCGTTTTTACCCTAATGAACCTTAATTCAAACGATGGGAATTGGGCTATAGGCACAGCTATCATCTCTCTTGGTGACATAGCCATTAGTGTTTTAGTATCAAAAATTAGAAAGGAGTTATTTTAATGAAACGATATAAGCTTGTAAAGAATTTACCGACATTTAAGAAAGGTGCTAAATTTCATATAAACTCAGATGGCGACTTGATATTAGACAATAGCTGGATAGTCGCCTACGCCAAATCGACTCTTGAGAGATTCCCAAAAATTCTTAAGGATTGGTTTGAGGAAATCCCCGAACTTAAGAGATGGAGGGGAGAGTATGGCGAGACATATTGGTTCTTAAGTGATAACGGTAGTCTGTATTCTAAAACTGAAGATAACAGTAAGATTGATAACTATCGCTATCTAGTAGGTAATTATTTTAAGACCATAGAAGAAGCTAAAGCTTATAAGAAATACCTTCTCGCTCGTCAGGTACTATTGGACGATACCGATGGTGGAAAATGGAGTGAAGATGATGGCAACTTCCATGTCTTTCGTTGTGGCATAGTAATGGATGTAACGAATTCTTTATTTTATAGACCAGGAACGATTTTTTCTCAAAGTGCAGAAGCACTCAGGAAGTCCCTAGAAATCCACGGAAAACAATGGGATACCGTCCTTGAATATGAAACAAAGGAGATGTAATCAGAAGAGGTATATTGAAACCAAAATCTGCCTATAACAAATTCTCAAAAGTAGAAGAACATGCAAGATGGGCGATTAGACGAAGAATATTGTTAAAAGTTAAAGCCTTTATGAAAGCGAGAACAAAAAAATGAAGTTTGAAACTGACGACTTCTTATTCATTACTAACGCTAATGTTATGTGTAGTGGGTGGGAAGGCTGTACAGAGATGATATGAACCATCTATATGAAAAAACGTTTGCCAAAGTAGTTTCAGAATTAGTCCAAGATGCGCAAAAACGTCAGATAGAATTAACCAAACAAAAGCTTTCGAAAATAATTAAATAGAAGGAGAAGGAGTTAGAACGATGCGTGAAATAGAATTTAGAGGCAAATCTACTAAAGATGGAGCGTGGGTTTACGGTTCTTATGAATCGTTTATGCAAGTTTTAACAGATAGAGAGATAGCAACTATTCATGTGAAGATGGATTGGGGGTTAAACTCTCACGTAGAGGTGTGGGATGATACTGTTGGTCAATATACAGGGATTAAGGATAAAAACGGTAGGAAGGTTTATGTTGGGGATATAGTTGAGCATGATGTTTATCATGTTGGGATTAAAGCTTATAGGTCAAAATCAGAAGTATTTATTAGCGATTTAGGCGTACGAATTAGAGAGGACAAAAATGATGAAGAGTGTTCATTACTACGATATTGTACAGACATAGAGATCGTTGGTAACATTCACGAAGATAAACCTAATGAAGAAGAAGTTCAATGTTGATAAAGAGTTAAATGAAATGAAATATAACGAACAATTTATTAAAAAACTAAAAGAGGCAAAAAACTTACTTGAGATACAAAGTAAAAATGTTACAGATGAATATATGAAAGGTCTCTATAATGGGATGGAATTGATTCTATCAATTTTTGAGTCTCGTGAGCCAATATATTGGTCAAAGAAAGAGGCGGAAAATGATAAAGAGGGGTAAAACTACTAAGAGGTTCTGCCCTGTGTGTGGTAAGGAGTTCCACCCCCGCATAGCAGACATTAAGCGTGGCTGGGGTAAGTTTTGCTCTAAGAGATGTAAGGCAATTCACCAGTACGAAAACGACTGTGGAGTATTTTATTTAAACATTATACCCTATGACGACGGAACATTTTAATGATTCAACACAAAATAAAGGAGGCAGAATGAGCAGAACAACTAGACTTTTAGCTGGAATGTTAAACCAAGCAGTAACTGGCCGAAAATTTCATGGCCCAGACGGAATGGAATTATACGCAAGCTTAACCCAGCCACCCATAAAAGTTATAGATAAGCACGATACTGATGACGAGATGAAGTGGACGGTCGAGTGTCCGAATTGTGGAGCTTATAAAAATTACGGAACTCAAATATTTATGAGTAGCGGGCGTATTTACTGCGATGCAAAGGGTTGTAGGGAGAAATTGGAGGCAAAATAATGGCGTACACAGGACATAAAATCAAGACAATGCCTGACGGGCAGAATATCGTTGACTACATTATGTCAACTATTGTTCAGGAGAGTAGGCTTTATGGTGGAATACCACTACCATCAAGAGAACAAATAGCTCTTGTAATTAGAGCAATGAGAACGCACCCATTACTAGAATACGCCGCTAAATATGATTTTTCAGAGCCATCTAAGCCTGATGAAGTTACAAGGTTTTGGCCAACCATATCAAGTATTGATAGTTTCTTTAGAGACGCACCACTAGAGGTCTTAGATGCGCATAATAATATAATAAGGAATACCATGAGATTAAGAAATAAGAAGACTGGAGAAGTTTACTATATGTATTCTGAGAGCGTTAATCTAGGTGGTAAACCTCAAATTATATTATTCCCAAGAGGGCAAGTCCAGACAGACAAAAAAATATACAGCTATGACTCTCTCTCTAAACTTAACGAGGATTGGGAGGATTACGATGAGTAAATTAAGCAAAGAAGCATTTATAAAATTAGCGGAGGCATATTCTAAACAGGAGAATTATGAAAAGGAGCTAAGTAATAATCTTGAAACTATAAATGGAAAATACAAAGTCTACATGGGATTCATTGGCTTTCCTAGCGCTTCTGACTTAATCATGGACGTAGTACTAGATCTCCTCGGCGAGGATTTCAGCTATTATTTTTATGACTGCAATGAAAGCTTTGATAAGTTTAATAAAAACACTACCTTAGCGGACGGTACTCACCCAACTGTTAAAGACTTTGGTGAACTCTGGGAGTTTAGCCAAAAAACATGGAGGTGATTCAAAAATGAAATATTATACATCTGATTTACACTTGTCACACAAGAATATTATCAAATATGAAGATAGACCTTTTGGTTCCATTGAGGAGATGAATAACACTATCATCGATAATATCAATTACAGACTTTCAGAAAATGACGAACTTTATATTCTAGGAGACTTTACATTAGAGAAGACCCCAAACAAAATTCGTAACCTAATTAAAAGAATTAAATGTAAAAAGCATTTGATCGTAGGTAATCACGATTACTTCACTAGAAACAAAGACATTTGTAGTCTATTCGATTCAGTACATCATTATCTAGAGATAGAAGACGAGGGGCGGACGGTTATTCTCTTTCATTACCCGATTCAGAATTGGAATCTTAAACGCTATGGTTCGATTCATTTGTATGGACACGTCCATTCTAAAGAAGAATTACAACTAAAAGAAGTCAACGCATTCAATGTTGGGGTAGATGTGAATAGCTTCATGCCTGTAACACTAGAGGAGTTATTAAAAAGAGGAGAAATAAATGGACATTCTACTGCCGAATGAAGCTGATTTGAGTTATGAAGATCTACTGGTTATCAGATCTGCACTACAAATACACAGCCAACAGACTCAAGAGGCTTTATTCAAAATCAATCATCTAATCAAATCAAATGAAGAGGAGAAATAATGTTACCAACGAAATCAACATTTGACGAATATGTCAAAAAAGGTTTAGTTAAAAGCCAAACTTATAAAGACATGACCATCTATCAGTACACCGAGTTTACTCAATTCGAGAGCTTATGGAATAACTGCACCTTAAACGCCCGTGGTATCGTGTTTGATGATGATGGAGTTTTGGTCCAGCGATGTATCCCGAAGTTCTTTAATCATGATGAACCAGATGGTATTAAGGTCGAGAGACTGACGTTAGCAGAGCAAGTCCCTGTAATACAAGAGAAGTTAGACGGCTCTTTAATCAAGATTACAAAAGACCAGAAACACGGATTAGTGATAACCTCTAAAGCAAGTTTCAATTCAGATCAAGCTCGAATGGCGAAAGAAATTGTAGATGAGAATAACTATGATTTTCAAGAGGGCTGGACTTATCATTTTGAACTCATTCACCCTGATAACCAAATTGTCTTAAGTTATGGCGATGAGAGAAAACTAGTCCTCCTCGCTATCATCGACAACAGAACAGGAAAGGATATTGATATCTATTCTGATGAGTTTAAGTTTGAGAAGCCAAAGTTATATAACTACGAAACCTTGTTGGATATCAACGCCATAAATAAAGATGGACTCCATGAAGGTGTAGTGGTTAACTATGGAAGCTATCGCCTGAAATATAAGACCGATGAGTATATTAGACTTCACCGTATCGTTACTGAGTTTTCTGCAAAGAGAGTATGGGAAGCATTGTCTAATGGTCAAAGAATAGATAGAAGGAATATCCCAGAGGAGTTCATTAAATGGCTTGATGAGACGGAAGAAGAGTTGCTCCAAAAACACGATGAACTGCTTAATAAAATCAACCAAGCCGTTGCAGAAACTCGAGACCTGACCAATAAAGGGATCGCCTTATATAATGATGAAGCGATTAAAGAAGTACGAGAATATATTTTTGCTGTCAGGTCTGGAAAAGATATTGAGGCAAAAATCTGGAAAGCAATTAAGCCAAAAGGAGACAAATGAAAATTTTAGCAAAAGTATTAGTTGGAAGTAGGTTGCATGGTTTGGATACTCCAGAATCAGACTACGATTACCGAGGCATACATATTTCCTCACTTCAAGACAAACTAAGTCCTTTTAAGAGAGATAAGAATACTGTTTGGATCGAGGGGAACGAAGACAATACTAGTTATGAGTTAGCTGATTTTTGTAAACAAGCAGTCCAAGGTAATGCCACCATTCTAGAAGTATTTTTTAGCGACAAAGTATATGAAACCAGCCCAGCTCACCAGGAGATGAAAGAGAACTGGAAGAAGTTTATTGACACTCATAGATTCATAGCAGCTAGTAGGGGCTATGCTCATAACCAATGGAATAAGTTTTATAACTTTGAGGATACTGGTCTACTCGGTCAGAAAAGAACGGCTAAATTTGCCATAGCTTTCCTAAGGGTAATGTGGCAATGTGAGCAATTCCTACTTACTGGAGAATTTAAGTGTAGCGTTAAAGATTGTGATTATTATGGCCTAATGAAGAAGATTAAGCCAATGACGATTGAGGAAATCCATGACTTAGTTCCAGAAGTAATAGCAGCTATGTCCGATATGAACATGAGAATCAGCATGGCTGAATCAAAAAGTGAGTTTATAAACATGAAGCCAGACTTAGATTGGATTGAAAAATTTATAGTAAGAGCATACGAAAAGGAGAAATAATGAAGGTACTTTTATTGCGTGGACTCCCCGCATCAGGTAAATCAACCTATGCTAAAGAATTGGTCTCAAAAGACCATAACTGGGTTAGGGTCAACAAAGACGACCTAAGAGCCATGATGAATGGTGGAGTGTTCTCTAGGAAGTTAGAGGAGCAAATCGTTATAACTGAACGAGAACTTGTAGAGAACGCTCTTAAGATTGGGAAGAATGTTGTAGTTGATGACACGAACTTCAACTTAGCACATGAAAGATATTTCAGTCAGTTAGCTAGATACTACAAGGCAGAGTTCGAGGTGAAGTTTTTCGACACCCCATTAGAAGAATGTATAAAACGTGATAATAAGCGCCCTAATGGCGTAGGAGAGGCGGTAATTTATAAGATGTATGATCAATACCTAAAACTACAACCAGCTGTCTATGAGCATAATAAAAATCTTCGCACGGCAATTTTATGCGACATAGATGGCACACTGGCCCACATGAAAGACAGAAGCCCATACGATTGGGGTAGGGTTGATACAGATAAGGTCGACCCAACTATTAAGAACCTACTCAATGCGATAGAAAGTAAATACGTTATCATCTTAACCTCTGGGCGTGATGAGGTATGTCGAGAAAAAACAGAGAAGTGGTTGAGAAAAAATGATATCCCTTATGGAATGCTACTTATGCGACCTGAAGGTGATATTAGAAAAGACTCAATCATAAAACGAGAAATATTTGAAACCCACATTAGACCTTATTACAACGTTGAGTTCGTTTTAGACGATCGCAACCAAGTTGTCGAGATGTGGCGAAGCCTTGGATTGAAATGCTTGCAGGTAGCTGAGGGAGACTTCTAACCATCTTGACATTCTACCCCTGTTGTGCTATAATGCAGACAGGGGGAAAATAAAAGATAATATCATTAAAACAAACAAAACTAAACTAATAAGAAAGGGAAAAATATGGCACTAAATATTATTTCTGGTGTCCAAACTGGCAAAGAGAAAGTCATCATCTATGGTCAGGCTGGCTCTGGAAAATCAACACTTGCCTCTAAGTTTTCTAAGGCACTATTCCTCGATACAGAGGGTGGTCTTAACTACTTAAATGTATCAAGTGTACGCATTAAAAGTTTCGATGAGTTTATGCAAGCTATCGTCGAGTTAAGAAGTGAGGCTAACTCAGGCAAGAAACGCTTTGACACTATCGTTATCGACAGTATTGACTGGGTAATCCCAATGATTACTTCAAGGATTACTGGAGCAGGTAGTGGCTCTACAATGAGAGAGATTGAGTCTACGCTTAAGAATACGCTCAACCGTGGTGACGGATCATACGGTAACGGTAAACAGTTCTTAGACAATTATATCCGTCAATTTCTAATCAAGGCATTGCAGGGTTTAACCGACCTCGGCTATCGCCTAGTCTTAATCGCCCATGCAGAGCGTAAAATCTTGGTCAACGCTGACGGTGAAGACGTATCACTAGTCGCACCAAAGATTGACACCAACACCATGAATACTTTTGTAGAATGGGTCGACGATGTGTTCTATATCCGTAAAGGTTCTGATGGTACTCGTGAACTCGTTGTAGATGGTAGCGAGAACTTACTCGTCAAGAACCGACATGGACTGAGTGGGCGTATTGTAATCAGCGATGATTTTGATATAAATAAGCTAGTAGCAACAGTTAAAAAATAATAAGGAGAAAATAAAATGGCAATTAACTGGGACGAGGTCAACTCACAGTATAGTGGAAACTTCAAGCCATTCGTAGAAGACGGAAAATTCACAGTCAAGCTAGAGAAAGTAGAACTTGGTAAACTAACACCGACAGGTTCATACCCACTTAACTTCTTCTTTCAAGAAGAAAAAGAAGTACAGTACCCAAAGCTAACCGAGTGGATTTCGTTCAAACAAGGTAAAGATAACTGGCGTTATCACCGTATGTCACAACTCATGCAGTTCTTCAAAAAGTCGGAGACAGATGCACACAACGGTGTAGAGTTCGCAGAGAGCAAAGGTAGTAATGAAGGAATTGCAAAAGGATACCTCGACTGCTTTAATCGTATTGCTTCATTACATCCTGAAGTTCAGATTGAAGTTTCTACTGAAGTGACCAATGGCAAGGAATACGCTCGTAGCGACTGGGCAGATAAAACTATCCGTATGGGAAATAGCAATAAAGCCACTACACAAGTCGCAGGGGTAGTCTTAAACCAAGGTGAAACAGCGACTGTTATCCCATCAGATGATGTTCCATTCTAATAGGTAGAGCAAGCAAAAAACATCTAGCCAGATACTAATACTGTCTGGCTAGACCAAAACAAAAAACCTAAACAACTTACAAATTAAAGTAGAAAATATGGAAAACACTACACAAGAAAACCTACAAGATAAAACTATTCAAGCTATTGAAGAATTAGCACAGAAAATTGTGTCAACCGAAAAAGCCCTTGAAGAGCAAGAGAGGTCACTATCACTCAAGAATAAAGAGTTCGCAAACTTCATCAAAGCACAAAAACACAACGAAGAGGAACTTAAAGTTCTATTTGACATGGTTAAAGAGGAAATGGAAAAACGAGGATTAAAAGAACATTTAACCTCTATTATGAAGTTCACCTTGTCTCCAAGTGGCAAATATCGCTTAACTGAAGATGCTGATATTGAAGATATCCCAGATGAACTCTGTGATGTCAAGAAGGTCTTGAATAATAAGAAAATCAAGGCATATAAGGAGCTAAACAATTCTCTCCCAGCTGGAATAGAAAGTACTGGTAATATCTTAAGGAAAGAACTTTTGGTATAATTTAACTGTGAACCCACAGAAACAAAAATACCTTAAACTCATGAAGAACAGACACAAGACAGAGTACATGGAGTACTCTGCTGGTGGACTGTTGTTTTTAGTGGAGAAAAAGACCGAGTGGATAGCATCTGAAGAAAACGATGCAAGGATACTCACAATGCCAAATATCCCTAGACCACTCCACACGGTCGCTCCAAGAAACTACATGGGGCAAGTTGAATGGGATAAAAAACGCAGGCGTTGCTATTACGAGGCAAACTACACAGATGAAATCATGGGTACTGATCTCGATAAAGGGAAGTGCCAAGCTCACGAACTTTACGACTTCTTTTACACAACTAAAACAAGTGTATTCAAGAGAGTTGTCTGTTTATCCGAACTTACTCATCAACGAGGTATTCATACTGGGCGTATGCTGTCACTCTACAAGAAAGGCTCACCACTTTACTCCAAGAAGAAAGTACTTGAGGGGGTAGAAAATACTTTCCGTCTAATCTTTGAATACAACAGACTGAATAGTCTGACTAGCGATAAAAAGATTAAACCATACTATGTTTGGCTAGATTATCTCAACGAACCTGAACTTAAAAAAGAAGTTCTAGCTCTAATTAAAAGATACAACATTGAGTTTTGGATTGAGTATAGCGTCAATGAAGAAGAAAGTTGGGGCGACTGGAAGCTTCTCTATAACAATAAAGAATATCGTAGTCCGTTTAATAGCGAGGCTGACTGGAGAGAGTACTTTGGAAAGAAAAACGAAGAAGAGTTAAAAATAAAAGACTGGAACCCCCTCGCTGATTTTAACGAGAAGTTTAAGGAACTTTGGGAAGATTAAGACTTAATAAATGTACCGTTTTCAGTCTTGCCAGTCCTATCCTTGATTTCATTGTAGGCAGACTCTAGGCAATCTCTGGGATCTTTACCATTAATAGATGCGAGGATAATTAAGGTAACAAGGCTGTCGCCGATAGCGTCATCAAACTCTGCTCCATTTTTATTCCTAGTAACCTCATGGGCGATTTCACCTACTTCCTCAATAACTTTGTTCATTTGCGATTTTACATCGTTTAGACCTTTGTCTTTTCCCCATTTGATAATTTCATTTATAAGTATATCTGTTTCCATGAGTCTATTATACAAAAAATAACCCCCATAAAGAGAGTTATTTTTCGATTGCGGATACCACAATCCCGATTTTTGGGTAGAAAATAATGAAAAAGATCCAATAGAAACTGAGTCTTAATCACCTAACTAAATTATACCATAAGACACCTAATATACCTTTTCCGTGACTTAGCGAAAATGGTTGTTTGTTATATCTTGTTTACGTAATTGTTATATCTTTTTTTAAAAATTTATCTTTTTAACAGGGGTCAAAATGTAAAAAATGTTATATCCTATTTTAGAAAATGTTATATCTTATGTCGGTGACATCCATGTCCCCAACAAAAAACCTCCGAAGAGGTTAATTGTGTGGTTGTTTTGGTAAGTCGTTTTAACTTATCGGTATAAGAGCTCAGCTTTGCGTATATGTCGGTGTAGGACAATGACTACACGTAAGATCTAGTACTCAATATACGACTTATGAGCTAGCTCTCTGTTTAGATATACTACATTATGGTTAGGACATCAATATCCTGACCATTTAAAAAGCCCCAATGTGGGGCTTAGTCCTGCTTTTTCAGCAGTTGGGTGATACCATGGCTATCTGCAAGATATGCAACCAAGTAATGAAACCTGTAGGCTTCGATAATATCCATAACGGATATACCAATCTCATGGTCGCCATTGTATTCGATACAATAGTTCAGTCCGAGGACATCACCACCATAGGTATTCTCGTTCAGATAAGCTCCGAAACCTGTCAGCTTCTGCCTTAAAACACCAACTTCATACTCTTTTACTTCAACTTCAGCTAAAACGTGTAATCTCATAATCCCCTCCTTTTGAAAAATCTGTACTGCTTCAACAATGCTTCATAAGTTGCTTTGTCCTTACTGGATAAATTATCCATCACAAACGCTACTCTAGTAGACGGCAAGTCGTCCATACTGATCTCACCTCTCTCTAATCCGTTCAGAATTGCAAAACAAATTCTCTTTGCCGTTACACCTGTCGGTACAGGAATAGGTGGAACTTCCTCATGTAGAGCATTGTGCAACTTCTCATCAAGAACCACCTTCATATAAGGTAAATTCCTTAAAGAATGGCAATATCCAGTATCATACCAATGCCTTGTCCACAATAAATGGTGCAAGTTACTACCAAGTTTTCTAGGCTTCATACTATCACCTCCTAATGTGCTAACTAAAACAATGAGTTATAATTTAATTGTAAAACAAAGGAACTAAAATGGAAGAAGAAAATAAAATTAACATCATCAGTTCTATTAACTCTCTCTTAGAGGAAGTAGAAAAACTCGCTAAAGACAGAGGCCAAGAATGTTTAATCTCTATGGTGGAAGAGCAATGTTTTAAAACTCCACTTGAAGAAGACAAACCTGGAATCTTAAACTATATAGAGGGCTTCTTAAAATGCCTAAAATCTCGCCTAGACAAGTATCACACCACTCCAATAAACTTCCTTACTAAACATGACGTTCCCCACTCCACGGGTGACTTCTTCTTTCGTATTGAGAACTTTGACTTTAATACTTATGTTTGGGCGAAAAGAAAAAAGCTAGACCTTTATATGTTACCAACCTACCTTGACCTGTATAAAAAAGACCTCACTCCTGCTCAAATAGCCAAGTTCGACTCCAAAATATCCGAATAAGCTAGTCTTTAATTTATACTTAAACTATGAATAATATGCTCAATAACTGTGGGAGAAATAGCTGTTGTGATAGTTGTAACTCTTGTGACCCATGCAACACTTGCAACTCTTGCAACCCATGTTCTCAACCTCAAACAGACTGTGAAAAAGCCAGTCGTGTTTTTAACCCATTTAATAAAGAAGCAAATCAGAAAGAAACTTGCACCTCTATCTCTATTGACGAGGACGGCTCAACACTCAATTATCACTCTGAATGTGGTACTCAAAGTATCCTCGGCGAGACTGTCGGCAAGATTGTCCAGCTGTCTGACTTAAAAGATGTTAAAGCCAAAAACCCTGACGCTTGTTCCCTGCTTGTCTTTAATCCTAAGTGTAAGACTGACTGTCCTTGTGAACCAAACGACATGACTTGGCAAGCCTATCATATTCCTGACGCTGGCGACTGTATCTTAGAGGCAGAAGATGGTTTTTATAAAGTCCTAGTTAAAGATGGTTGTGGCTGTATCAAGGAGTGTCGTATCCCTGTTGCACCTAAAGACGGTATCTCACTTACTTATCACCGAGACTCTGTGCCTGATGACCCTGACTTTCCGTGGTACTATGGGGCTTATAACGACAAAATCAACCTACACCTAGAAGAGAACGCCAAGAAGTTCTTCGGCAAGTTCGACCTCAAGGTGACAGTCAACTATGGTATTCAGGTGGTCAAATCTGACTTCTGTCCAAACACCAACTTCCGTTCTCTAGTCGTGCCAGTAGTTGATGGACAAAGTATTAATGTATCCGAGGAAAGTTCTATCTTACAAGGCGAAAGTATTTCTAGTGCCTCTAGCCCCGAAATTCCTTGGGGAACGGTGTCCATGCGTAGCTCGTTTACTTTTATCGTACCTAAAGGCAAAGAAGCTTCTCTTCATCATGAGTTTAGATTAAGAAGTAATGCCTCGTTCCCGAAACCACTCAAGAACCCAGCTTTTGACGGCAAGCGATGTCCTGACTCCGAGGCAGCACAGACAAACAAAGTTCGCTATACTGTATCTCGCTTAAATGCTTTGCAGGTCTTAATCGAGCCAACATTGTCTACTCCAAACTTTAATCCAGTTAAAGATACCTACCGAGAACAACTTGACCCACCAGATGATGTCTACACAGGAGTCTAATCATGGCAGATGTATCATTTTTAGAGCTTAGACCGAACTTCAAGATTATCTCTGGTGGATACGCTGGAGAGGAAACTGGTGTGGTGGGGCAAGAGCCAGTCTGGCGTTCGGCTGGCGACCACGGTGAATTATTACTTGAGTATTACTTCCGAGACTCTGAGTCGTCAAATAATAACAACTCATCTCGTGTGGTGATGAAGCTAAAAACTCAGTTTCAGGCACTCCCGAAAGAGAGCAACCTGATAGAGGTGCAATGTTTCATTAACCTACTCGAAATTCGCCGAGATGATATCCGTGGTAATCCTGGGGCAGGTCGTAGGCGTATGTTCTTATCTGGAAGAACCGAGTATCACAACTCTTTAACAGTAGAAAACTCCCCCATTAACCAATCCCAAGTGCTATGGTCTGGTGATTCTAACCTAGCTTCAGGTATGGAACAAATCGTGCCAAGTACTACTGGTACACAGCAATTCGGTGTGGATATTCGCTCCAATGTAGTCGGACACAATAACACTCCACTCCCGTCTCCGTTCGTTGACCAGATGTGGTTCGGTGTTGAGTTCAGAAATACTTATTCTCTCCCTAAAGCTTATCGCCCAGGCAAGATATTTAATCAAGCTGACGGCAAATGGTACTCCCATAACCGAATAGGTGGTAAGGCGAGCTTAACAATAGACAATATTGCGACTCTTGGCATGGTCGATGACCCAGAGCAGGGCGACAATGTGCCGTCAATTTATAATGTGATGTGGACACACATGAAGAAAATAGGCGAAAGACAAGACGATTAAGAAACAAAAATAACTAGGTTTTACCCTAGTTATTTTTTAGCTTTGAGTATACACAGCATACACATAGCCTATTATCTACACGTTGAATATACTATACCTACTAATGAAAGTCAACAGGTTGAACCTCAAACATGGTAGAAATAAGGTTAGCTTGTTCCCTAAATGTCTTGGTCCTAATTTTTTCTTGGATACTTGAACACTCAATGCGAATATTCGAGATGGTTAGTCTAATTGTTGACCTATCTTCATAAACATCTTGATCAGAAAATGGTTGCAACACATCATCTTCGACTACCTCTGTTGCCCAAGAGGGGAGCAAGAACCAGTCCTCGTTGCCACGAGTTTGGTTGAGTTTCTGCTTATCATAGGCAAGAGCGAAGTACCACCACTTATTCTCATTGGCAATGACCTTATTGTGTACACGCTTAACTACCATATCCGAGGCATTACCAGGCACAGAGAGATATTTAGTATGCCTTTCAAACACAATAGGTGTATCAAACCTTCGCCAAGTGTCGGACTTATAAATCTCCATGATAGCAGGGTAGTCGGCATGGATAGAAATCTTCTCCTCATTAGATGTTCTCACATCTAAGACAGGCATATCAGTATCAAGAAACCATGGATACTGTTGGTAATTCATGCTCATATCCCACACAAGACATTTATACTTGCCATCTGTCTTATCCACGAAATTGAAGTAGAGTTTATTCATATGCCCCCAAAGTTTGCGAGGCTTCTCCATATCGACACGAGCGAAATACGAACCAACAGAGTTTGGTAATTCACGCCAAGTTGCACCAGTAAAACGCCTAATCCCCTCTTCAGGGTTAAATGAATAAACCACGCCTTTATAGTTCACTACATCATCTTGGCTGACTACGCCTGCACTATCCATGAAACTAGACTGGAGTTTTGGTGAGCCGTTTTCTAGGTTGACATTAGAGGTGAATAGAGAGAACCCATGTTCGGTTAAGAACATCAAAGTGCCTGCCTCGTATTCAATAACGGCAGTAGTCGGATTGGTTGAGTTTAAGTATGGTGAAGAACTTGGCGTGTAGAAACGATATGGGAACTCTGTATAATCAGGACCACTATTCTTAATCGCTGTACATTGCCACAAGTTCCTGTCGTTAATGAAACCACCGATATAGAGCCTGTTATGGTGGAATACAATGAATTTCGCCCCAACCACAGGTGGAACGCTAGAGGTTACTACCTGGCTCTTCCACTCACCTATCTTAAACCTCTGGAGTGGTGAATAGCCGTCCACATAATAGACCCAGTTATTCCTATCCGTGTCTACTGCTTGAGCGATATAGATATGGTCGGCACGCCCGTCCACTTTAATGTCAGGAGCAGAAATCACATTTTGGTGTCGGTCATAAATCAACAGCTTAACTGAAGATATATCTGCCAAGGCGAAGATATCGTATCGGTAGCCTTTATCAGACACACTAGCCCCATCTTTATTCGTGCCTAGCCTATCCACAGGAATGGAAGATAGGTCATTATATATTAGCCCTAAAAGAGGTCTGGAGGGCTTTCTAAGCCACTCTACTGCTAGACTATTAGTATTTGGTAGGTTCTTGTCCTCAAAGTCGTAGAACGCCTCAAAATGGTTATCAAGTCCAGTCGCTGAAATCTCAATAAATCTATCTGTGATTTCGGCGTTAGAAAATGGGTTAGCCTGTTTCTCGCAAGTTAAGTCCCCCCACATCTCAAGTCGTACGAATAGTCGCCCTCGTGGATTGGCGTTCTCTTGTACCACAGTATTTGCCCGAAGCTCCTTGTGTTCAAAGACATCAGGTGATACTTTACAGAGGTCAACAGACATTTCTGATAGAACCTTGCCACCATCTGAAGCCGACAGGTAAATAGACAAAATGCCACGGCTCATTCCTGTGTTTTTAATCCGAATAGTTGAACCAACTATCTTGCCCGAATAAGGTATCTCAAATTTAATCTGCTTGCCTTGATAGAGTTTTAGAGTGGTCTGAATGTCACTATCACTAAAATCTACTTTTCTATCACCATAAGACATCAGGAATTTATTCCCCTGTACCGAGGCTGAATTGCCTCGTTGAGTAACGAGGTTGTCGGAATTATATCGCCCGTTGATGTAGTATGGTGAGGAATATGGTGAAGAGTTGAGGTCGTCAGAGGTAGTATCAAGACCATAATTGGCAGTTAAAGAAAAACCATCATGGATACGCCTAGAAGTTCTAGTCTGCCATTCCGTCCTCTGATATGAGCCTTTGAACAATTTATTATTCGCATAATATCCCGCAGGTCGGTGCGAGAGGTGTGGCATATTTTGGAAGCGGGTACTCATGAAATTATCCTCCTAAAATCTGAACCTGTTCAATACCGAAACGCTTGTAAATCTGTTCGGTCATTTCAGGGATAAACTTGTTATCAAGGTAATCTCGTACGCTACCAGTAAAGGCAAAGTCATCTCGTTCTTCATACCAAACGGCACGCATAATGTCGAGCATAGCGTTATGGACGATGGCTGAAATCTCAATAGTATCTTCCATACTATTGACCTCTTTAGGGAAGCCATAGGCGATGTAGTCAAGTACGATAGGTGTGTCAAGTGGTCTGTCTAAAACTAAAGACACTTCATCATCTTCCTGTTCGATAGCAAACGAGCATGGTGTGCCAGGTTTCATTAAACTAGGGATACTCCCCTCATATAATTCCTCAACACTCTTATTGCATAGACAAAGTTTGCATAAATCCCCACCAGTTGATGTCCAGAAATTCATCATCGGAATATCGGCAATACACCTAAAATCACGGTTTAAGTTCCATTTATAATGCCCCTTAGCGTCAAGGTTCACCGTATAATGTTTAGAGAAGATACGAGAAAGTTTAGGTGTTAAGGGGAGTTCACGAAACACCCAGTTAATCGCCGAAATCACGAACTTGTCTGGAGTATCAAGAGTGTCATCACCAACAAGAGTTCTAAACTCATCTGATAGCTTTTTTACTTGCATTTTCATACCTTAATAATACCTTAAAAGATTGCTAGCACTTAAAATATGCTATCCTAGAGGTATGTTAGGTAACGACTTACAAGGGAACAATATTGACCAGTTTATTCAGAACTATCGAGAGGCTATGCAAAAACAGTATGAAGCAAGCCAAAAAAATCTCGAACAGACTAGGATAAACGACCACACTAACATTATGAGCAATGCCAATACGGCAGGTGTGATGTACTCTAATTTCCCCACAAGAGATAAAATTAAATATGACACTTCAACTTATATGCCAAACCTGATTAAGGTGCGAAACACTTATCAGACAGGACTAGATAAGCTCCGTACCAACGCTCTGAACGCCTACAACACGGTTCAGTATTATAAAGATATGATAAATCATTATAACGGGCTACAATAACTAAAAATAAAATAACCCCTAACTGCGAGAAGAGGGGTTATTTTTTTGTAGAGGTAAAACATTGAAGAAGATATATTTAATTTAATTATGGTTGACAAATGACAAAAACCTAAAAACTAAGACCTCTACAAGCTAATTAAAACACACTTTTTTATTAAATAAAAAATATCCGTTGGAGGTTAAGCTAACGGATATTTTTTGTACAGGACTTTTTTGGTAGCGGAGACTGGATTTGCACCAATGACCTCTTGCTTATGAGGCAAGCGAGCTACTGCTGCTCTACCCCGCTATTTTGTATGAAAACTAAGCTATATGACTATCCCTTAATCTTCATACATGGTCGGATGGAACGCCTACCCAACCTACCTAAATAATAAAGCACCACACCTAAAATTGCAAGTGTAAGCTACATTTTGTCGTTGATAACTTTGGAAATACCAAAGATAGCACCGAGGAATAAGCCAGTTGCAGAGATAGTGGTGAGGATTGCCTCTGTTGGCAAGTTCCAACCCCAAGCCTTAGCGAGTGTTGCGAAGAACACACCAAGAGCTGGCAAAACTACTGCAATAATCCAGCGAAGTGCTTCATAAAGTTTTTGGTTTAACATTTTATTCTCCTTTAAACCTTAATTTGCTTTACCTTCTTCATTATACGACACATCTTCACGCTTATCGAGCCAAAGCAAAGCAGTTTCGATATGGGTGATTGCGATGTCGACTTCCCTAGTCGGTTTCTTCTCATAGTCTTCATAGAGTTTCTGAACGCATTGGTCTAGGACTTCTTCAACATACTGCCCATGGAGTCCGTTATCGATAACCATCTTGTCTGATAACTCTACAATATTTTTATCTTCCATTTTTACTCCTTAACGATAAATCTTTAGTTTCATGCCTGGATAGATTAGGTTCGGATTGGCAATACGGTTGTCTCTTGCAATCTTCTGGTAGTTTGTACCGAGACGACCTGCAATACCAGACAGGGTATCACCAGCTTGCACCATGTAAATTTCAGCTCGTGGCTGATTTGCTCCCATTAGTTGGTTCACCTTATTCTGCACGGCGTTATAGTCATATCCTGCACTACGTAAACGGTTGATACGGTCATTGCCATTACCCCAAGCACCACTTAACACTTCCTGAGCCAACTGGTCAACAGTTTTTACGGTTGGCACGACTGGTGCGACCTGGTTAGCTTCGATAGTTCCTGCGTTGGCTTTACCTGCGTATTTATCCCAAGTTTCACGACTGCCAAAGAAGAAATCCTTGTCTAGTCCACGACCACCGTCGCCGACAGAGGTGTACTGGTGAAGTGCAGCGAACCTCCAGTTCTTGAGTCCACCAAAGCCGTGGTCTGCCCCATCGTTTACCCCATAATTGGCAACCCATAAACCAAAGTCACCCCTAACAACTGGACTCCAATCAAGAGAGTTTTCGGTGCTAGTGTTCATGTAAATAACTGGTTTTACGCCAGAGAGTTCCTCAAACTTTTTAAGCCAACGATATGCCCAGTCAACATTGGTTGCGTCAGTACCAGTGGTTGCTTCCCAGTCGAGCATCGGAATTGCCTCACCGATGTAGCCACGCACTTGGTTATAATTCCATTCGGCACTTTCTTCTGGTGTTCCATCTGATGTCAGTGGGAACATATAAAAACCTAGTTTCCTGCCTAAGTCTTTAGCGTACTGATAAATTGCGTCGCAAGTACTGTCAACTGTCCTTGAAAAAGTTGCACGAGCAATGACAAAATCAGGTGCGTGTTCGTCGATTAGTCGTTTATAGTTGCTTCTTTGCCAGAAGCTAATATCTATGCCTTTAAGTGTTTCACTCATAGTTTCTCCTTTTTAATTATTATAATTGTAAAAACTAATAAAACTAGTATTGTTTGGAGTAAAACCCCACGAATAATTGCTAATATCCAGAAAGCGATAATGAAAATAAAAAAGACTGACCAGACTAATACTGCTAGCCAGTTTATCTTTTTCATTTGTGTATCCCACCATCTACTACAACGAATTTTAGAATTGCACCGAGGACTGTCATCACAATCGCCCATACAATCTTAGCTTGAGTATCTTCTAGTTTGCGTAGTCTATCAGACCTGTCATTTGCCCTCTCCTCTAAAACGGTCACTCTCTGAGACATGGCGTTATAGGTGTCAACTTTGCGATTAACTTCATCAACTAATTCACGAATGTTCTTGATGTCAGACTCCATTGTGCCAAGTTTTTGGTATAGTTGGTGTTCAGTATTCATGTTTTGCTCTCCCTTTTTAGTCAATACAGTACTCAATAATTATATGCCAATAAACTGTCTTTTTAAGTTCATTGCCGATCTGAACTACTATGGTTCTATTATCCTCAAGGAAATAATAACCACCATACCAATCAACACTATTCCCATTAAACAACCACGGTATCATACGCCAGGCCTGACCAGCCCCTTGGTTCTTAACCATCATCTCTGACTTCACGATTGTAGTGAACTTCTCAAATGGAATACTGGCAGGTACGTTACCTGTACCAGTAATGACTCGGCGATAGACTTTCCGATTGTCTGTCCAAGTACCAATATGAGTACGGGTGCTAGAGTATACATTTAAATTAGTGCCAGCAGGGCCAGCAGGGCCAGCAGGGCCAGCAGGACCAGCAGGACCAGCAGGACCAGCAGGACCAGCAGGACCACGCTCCCCCTTGACTCCCTGTACTCCTTGAATACCCTGTACCCCCTGTACCCCCTGGTCGCCTTTATCCCCCTTAAAGCCTCGTTCTCCTCTGACCCCTTGAATGCCTTGCCTACCTAGAATAGTTGGCACGCCATTTTCGTCATAGAGGCAGTGGCTGCCATTTGCCTCGTATTTAACGATGGTGTTGTAATATCTACCGTTCTCAATAGGCACACTAGTTTCATCACCTAAACTAGCAGGGATAATAGTAGTGATTAAACCATGCTTGTTATCTTCACAATTTTCCATTTTCTATTCTCCTATTTTCCTCATATACTTAACCTTAATCTCTGGTACTAAATCTGTTCCAGTAATCGAAATGTTAGTTATTCCGTCATAAGTTCTAGCATCCATCAGCTTATTTAGTTGGGTAAGCAGTACTGGATCTGTTATCTCTGCCGTGATCGGCTGAGCTATTGGATATAAAACAGTAACATTATTTTGGTTAAGCCAATTCTTAAAGCTAGTAATATTCGGGATATTGTTCATACAGAAAGCTACATTAGTGCCATTATCTCCTCTGATAGCTCCTGTCTTATCTGCATTTGGATATCTCTTAATATTGTTAAAGTGTGAGAAATAAGCATCGTCATAATTCTTGGTAGCGTTAATGATATTCTGACAAATAAAAATATTCTCTGGTTCAGCTGTTTTAATCCAGTTTTCTGTGCCGTTTAAGGTTTTTGTAGCGGTATTTTTTACTAAATACCACTTATCATCTCTCATAATGATGTAGTCTTGGTAGTTCCCGACTTTATATAGTGCAGGAAGATTTGAGGATAGACTACTGCTAATAAACTCTGTAAAGTCGGTATTTTCACCGTCTTTTACTAGCGTAATTCTTAGTCTTAGGTTCTTATAATTCCAGAATGCTTCACTCGTCTCTATATGATAAGGAATCCAGACAAATGGAACGTAATATTCCTCAAGTATATCATTGACGGTGATAGCAAACTCATTTGAGAAGTTATTCAAATGCTCTGGTTTTAATACAGCTTGATATGGCTGTTTTGACGTATTTCTCTGAATCGGAATTGTGTATATGAAATATGCTCCAGACCAAACTTTCTCAACAGAACCACCAAGGTGTTCGATTTTTAGTTTGTACTTTTCGCTAGGGATATAACTCTTAGAATTAAAAACGTTCATTAGCGAGAAGCCCGTAGTAGGCGTACCATTTAACTCGAATGAACCGTCAGAATAGGTTTTAATATTAACGCCATTGACTACTCTTTCGCCGAATCTAGTGTCGAATAGATTCTTGCCTTGAGAGAAGATGTTTATATTGTTTACGCCTTTAATCTCACCGAATGTTGGCTTATTCATTCCAACTGGAGCATAGTCGTTACTACTGAACGAATCACCTTTGAATAGTCCGAACCTGCTAGCCACAGATCTAGAACCATTCCAAAACGTTTTTTCGCCTGTAACGAGATAAATATAGGCTTCGGAATAGACCGCTGTATTCCATGTGAATGTTGCAGTCTGACTGTTTATAGTATTGTAATATTCGTAACTATTATTGTCTTTGCGTTTTAGTCTGACAGTTAATCGCAGGTCTGCCGTGGTGGTATCTGCGTAAATAGTATAGGCATTATTATTCTCAAGAATGTCGGAAATATTCTTCTCTTGGAATCTGACAAAATCGTTGGTTGCTGTACCAGTACACACTAACGTCCCATTAGTTTGCTTAATGGTTAATCCATTGACTGTGACTGGCAAGCCATATGCGCAGTCATAAAGATTGGTTGCTCCACCAGTGTATGGTTCATAAGAATGTGATTCACTTCCAGCCTCTAGCATTGGGCGGAACTTAATATTGAGTGCCTGATTAGATACTGTTCTGATACTTAATCTAACCTGCTTAATAGGTTCTGTAACTGTGAATGTTACCTTAGTTTGCCCTGGATCAACTGCGCCTAGCCATTTGTAAGAATTATTGCTAACGAGTTCTCCGTTGATTGAGGTGCGAATAGGTGCAGACGGCTCAATGCTTAGTGTGTAAGTTCCTGGCATCAATACGCTATTGCTATCAAAAGATGTAACTGATACCCAATCTGTTGTGGCTGTGCCAGTTGAGGTAATATAGCCATTCTCGTCCGTCTTGGATTTAATACCTTGGCTCAGGGTATTGTTCATATCGCCAAATCTGAAGATATTGTACCCGCTCGTCTTAACTTGCTCGGTATTGCCATAGATGGTCATACCAAGTACCTTAGTAGCTGATGTATTAAGCTTTAAGTTCGTGCCTTTTTCAGATTCTTTAGAAAAAGCGTTTAAGATATCAAAGATTAAATTATTCTGTTCATCTTGCTCAACCCCAATATCAGAAAACTTCTTGTCTGCCTGTTCTTTGTGAGTAAGTAGAGCAGAGTTGGTAGTGTTAAGGTTAGCTTTCAGTTGAGTAATGTCGGCTTTATCATCACTTGCTTGTTTAGTTAGTCTAGTGTCTAGGGCAGAAATCTTCCCCTCTACTTCAGTTTTAGCTTGAATAATCTTATTGTTAGTTCTCGCTTCAGCATCAGACACACGGTTATCGACATCAGAAATAAGAGCATAGTTTCTTAAACTATTCTTCGTATCAGTAATACTATCGGTATTTCGCCTAATCTTATCAAGCAAGTCATTCTTAGCAATATCAGCCTGTTCAATATGTTTATTCAACTTGTTATTCATCAAGTTGACATCATTGGTAGTCGTATTAACAAGAGTAGAGGTCTCCCTCTTCATCTCCTCAATCTTAGTCGTGACAAAACGCTCCATACCAGAAACCTTGTCGTTTACCTCTGGCATAACTCTATCGACTACACCGTTCTTAAATTCGGCAAGCTTGTTTTTGACTTCCTCGGAAAGAGCAGAGAGAGCATCAGTAACGGCTTTTTGAGTCATCGCCCCATCGGTATTGTCACCGAGAGTTGTGTAGTAGGTTGGCTTTTCGTTTAGGATCTTCTTGTCGCCACTCTTATAAACTGCTAGTTCACCTCTACTTGAAACATAGAGAGTATCCTGCATAGCTTTGTTTGTCTCAGGTAGTTCTTCGACATAAAGCACACTCGCTCCACCTCGGTCCAGTCTTGTCGGTACACCATCTGAAGAATAAAGATAAGTATGTCCGTTCACCTCATAATAGACAAGGGCGTTCCTGCGTTCCCCTATTAAGACAGGAGTTTCGGCCTCATCACCGAAATTAGTTGGGATAACCACCTTGTGAAAAAGCACAGGACATTGGGCAGAGTTCACCTGTAAAACAGACGGTGGGAAATTCCCCTCGTTTTTATTACCACAACCACAACCCATTAGGCATTTCCTTCCAGTAACTTAATCTTGCGATATTCGCCAGTAGCGTTGAAGATATACATCACATCGTCATAAAAATCGATTACTCGTTGGTTACGGACTTTAAGAGGATTAGCGTTTGCGTCGTAGTGGTCGGCATAAATGTCGCCAGAGAACATTAAGGTGATACGGTGTTTATCGTCAATATAGTAAGTGGTGTTGATGTTTGACACATGAACAAAACACCCTGCGAGGTTTTTAAGATTAGAAGAGTCTTCAACCACGATAGAGGGGATAACTGCCTTGATTGGGCATTTTGGCATTACATCTTGTTTGATAATTGCCTGTCCACACTCGTTTTCGTGGTTACATCTATTACAATTACAGCTTTCCATACCCCCATTATAAATAAAAAATGCCACCTAAAGATTTATGTGGCACTTTTTGCAGAAAGCCTTGATATATTTCCTAAGAATATTGAGGTCTATCTCGTCAAAGTAGAACTCCCCTAGTCTCTCAAGCTCTGTTCTGTGGTACACTCTACGATTATTTCTAAGGAGTATATCCTCAACACAGTCGGCATAAATATTGTTGATTTCAATACTGTCTCTGATTTCGGTTATCACCAACCTCTTAAAGTAAGCACGTTCCGACATTATTCTCTTGAGTTCTGGTGGACGGTATTTGACCACCATTCTCACAGCTAGTACTTTATATGGATCATCGTAGTTATGACTGTATCCATTAGATGGCTTGTCAAAATCCTCTACTTCCATGCTCTCCTCTTACTCCCCCTCTTCCTTGAGTCCTCTATCTTACCAGCATTGGCACTTCTGCTCATAGCTCTTAAATTGCTCTTTCGGTTGTCTAGTGGGTTGGAGTTCTTGTGGTCGATTACTCTTTTATCTCTTGCCGAGATTATACCCGACTTAATCGCCGAACGCCTAGCAGAGTTTCTTGAGGAGCGTTTTTTAATCTGCTCCTCTGAACTTTGGAAAGCGTCATACTCGTGTCTTATACCAGCCTTAGTACGCTTTTTCTTGCCACTAGCGTCTGTGTACCACCACTTGCCCATTTATTCCCCTCTTTTATTGTTCTTCAGATTGTGCATTCTTATTGTCAGAAACAACAGGTCGTTCGTGAGCTTTATTGAAGATATTGCCAAGACTATTCATCTCGTTCTGAATTTCATTAAGAGCAAGAGTTTGTTCTTCAATCTCTTTTTGCTTGTCAGCAAGAGCTTTGATAACCTCTTCGTATTTAGCTTTGGCTGCCTTAAAGTCAATCTTAAAGAACTCCATATCAAGCTCATTATCGTTTAAACGATTAGTGAATAAAGCGAACATAGCTTGTTTAATGGTGTTCAGATAAAAAGCATGAAGAAGACCATTCAGTTGTTCTTCAGTAACATGAGTACGTTCTGCTTTCTCAAGCTCTTCAAGAGCAACTTTCGCTTTAGTAAAATACTGTTTGTCGTCTTCCCCCATTTTCTCAATAGCCTTAGCTAGAAAATCTTTCATCTGACCTAAAATTGTTATTTCCATTTTTTACTCCTCTTATACTATTTTAGATTATATAATACTACTATGAATATACAACACATCACACCTGAAATGATTAAAACTCAACCAGACCAAACTGCTCGTATTCTTAATCAGATTATCGACTACATCAACGAAAAAACAGCTAACGACTAGTATACTTGCTTCAGTTTCTTATTCACACCAATAAATAACTTGGTAATCTTTTTGGTTCGATTACCGCTTTTTACATAGACCTCTTTGGTTTTTTTAGTTGTCGCTCCACTCTTAACTGCCTGTTGGAATTGTTTCTCTACTTTAAGTATTGTGTCCGAAACTACAAAATCACTATCACGAGGCAATGTTAGGTTTACGGCAACCTTATACTCTGTGCCAAGAATGCGTGGCAACCCCTTGCCGACATCGTAAAATGTATTATTATCCTCTCTCTGTTCATCTGAAATATAGTTGTCTCTACCATTTTCCTCCGACAGTTTACGGCATTGCCTTATGGCTATCCCTA